AGGGCTTGTACTAGTCAAATCACCAATGTTGGCACCACTCTTAGCAATAAAGTGTGAATGTGGATCAGCAGTAGATGTTGCTGTTGCTGTATGAGTGTGAGAAGGAATTTGAGAAGCTGTAAGAGTGACATTGTTCAATCCCTGTACACTATTCAATGAGTAACTTGGGTTACCTGGTGTTGAAGGGTTAACAGTAGAGCTCATTGGAATGCTTCCAGCCATACTTCCATCTGTAGTTCCTACAGCAACACGTCCTCTCTTATCTGGTGTTCCGTTGCTTCCGTTACACAAATATACATCAATGAATTGACCTGATCCTGCTCCTGTAACATCAAATCCTGCAATAGAACCATAATATTCATACGCTACGTATGGTACCATGTTATTCTTGTAAAGGTTTGATGGTGCAATGCTATCTAAATAGGCTTGAATGAGCGTATTCAAATCAGCAAGCTCAACATAATTCGTTGATACATTCAATTGCAAAGCTGTCAAGTCCGTAGCTGTTGAGCAAAGCTTGTTGATAGCTGCTTGAAGAATGTCATGTGTATCAGACGATGCTGTTACACCTGTAAGACAACCAATTGTGTAATCGGCATTAAGGGTGGTGAGTGTTGATTCAATTGCTGTAACACTGGTTTTTAAAGAGCAAATTGACTGTAAGAGTGCTGAAATAACATCATTAAGCGTAATGTCACCAGACCCTGGAAGAAAACCACTCACCAATGGGCATAGATCAGCTGGATCAATGACAGGAATGATACCAGTACCATCAGACAAGTCTATGATGAATGTTGTAATTTTTAATTCAACATCAGCAAGACTGTCACCATTAGAAATGTCAAGAGCAGGAATATCATTTCCTGTATATTTTACGCACTGGTCAGATATAATTTCAGTGCATCCGTTGAAGCAGTTGGAGCAGGCCATTTATTTATATTTTAGAAGTTTTACTTTACTAGCTATTTGACAAACACTATAATTTTTAGCGTAATCTGGGTTACAAAACTTATAAGTCAAGATTCTTCTGTAATTAAGAAGATCTATCATAGTTGTGTATGGAATTGGCATGTTGAGTGCAAACACAGTGTTGTTGTACAGATTCTTTGCCACTTCTGTAATCTTGCACTCTATATCTTGTAGCAAATCAGGGATTTCACCACATTCAGAACAGGAAGTTAATCTAGGTTGTAACATGTCTATTGATTTTGAGATGTTGCTGGTGGCTGCACTGTGATTGATTCTTTCTTCTTGTTCGCACAGAATGCACACAATCCATTTTTAAGATTGCATCCACATCCTACACTTGCTCCACAGCTTGAACACTTTGCCATATTAGTAATACGTTGTTACGGTTGCGTAATTATTTCCTGAACATCCGCAGTTGTTTCTCATGAAGTTGCTCAGCATTTTATCAGCTTGAAGATACAATTTATTTGCTTCAACTGTAGCACAATTATTAGCTGCTGCAATAGCACCATTAATAAAAAATGATATAGTTGTTAGTTCCACCTTAGATTGTGTCTTAATGGCTCTATCGCACTCCATCATATCGAGCTTCATGAATGCCTCATCAAACTTCTCTTGAAGTCTCTCAGTACGCATGATGGTCTTCTCAACGAAGTTTACGTTTGCTGGTGCTACTGAATACTTCAGATAGTAGATACCATCAGGAAGAGGGTCATTATCAAGTGGATTGATTCCTAAGTTTGAAGTGGTGAAGACATTCAAATCGTTCACTACGAATGGAAGATTCACTATTCCAAAGTTTGGAACATTTATCTCAATGGATGGAGATGTAACACTTGGTGGTGTAGTTGGATAGGTAGAGGCATCAGCAACCGCTAGTGTTAACGTGTTGTATGTTGGAACTACGAGAATGTCTAGTTTCAGAGTTGACATAGGAGTTATAAAGAAAATGCCAGAGGATTTTGAGAACTAATCCTCTCACCCTCTGGCATAGGTTATACAAATTTTAACGTACCTACTATTAAGGAATCAAAGTGCTAGTAGTAGTAGTAGTTGTTGGAGGTGTAGAAGTGGTGGTGGTAGTGGTAGTGATACAAGCATTGTTGTCAACTACAGCACCAAGACCAGCCTCAAGAACAGCTTCAACAGCAGCAGCGATACCAGCGTTACCTGGAGTGTCAGCATTAGGAACAGCAACAATTACCATGCTATCCTCATAGATGTAATCACCCCACTGGTAAGCAGAACGATCAAACTGATTGAACTTGATGTAGTAGGTATCATAGATGGTACCAGTAGTTACATAAGTTTCAAAGTTCTCGTTGTAACCATTCATTCTGTACAAGTGCTTCAAGTAACCTGCCTGATAGCTGTAGAAGTTTTTCTCAAGTTGAGCAATTTCTTCAGCAGTACCAGTTGGGTAAGAAGCTCTCTGTACAACAACAGGGTTAGCAACGATGTCGCAGTTATCAGCTACAATAAAGTCAGCAGTGGTAGCTGGACCTTGATATACGAATGTTCTGAAGTACATTCTGTCATACTCCCAAGGGAATGCAGCAATGTCGCAAGGCTGGCCATACTTAGTAAGAGGCTTACCAGAAATTCGAAGGATAGTTCCACCTATATTCTCGAAAGTATAGAAATCAGAGAATGTGATGTTATCAGGGTTGTTACCAGGAGCAGCAAGGTTCAACTGATAGATGAACTGGTTGATCAACGCATTGGTGTCAACATCAGTGCAAGGATCAGCACCGCAATCGCAGCAAGGAGCTTGTACAGTTACGGAACGAGTGAAACCGTTGAAGTACAAGGTGTCAAGATAACTAGAATGAGCTCTTAGAGTAAGAGTCACAACTTCTCCACACTGTACACTCCAGTTACCTACATCGGTAATTTGGACAGCAGGAGTACCGCAACCTGATACTTTGTACCATTCAGTTACGTTAGATGAGCAACCAGAACCAGAAGGGCAACCCTTGATTTTATCAGAACGCTTAGAGCCTTGTAGGTAGGTGTTTTGTCTACCTTGAGCTACATAGAAGTATGGAGCAGCAGCAATGTTGCCAGCTGTAGCCACACTGTAGTCGTTTCTGAAGAAACCAACTTGACCAGCAGTTAGATCCTGAGTAGAACCAGAGCTAGGGAGCGCAGTTTGCCCTACTGGAACTACAAAAAGGGTGGTTAACGAGAAATCAGCCATTTTTTTTGTTTGTTTGTTAAGTTTATTTATTCATTTGTCTGTATTCTGAACTGGGCACTTTGTACCGCAGAAGCATTCTCTGTATACATTGCAAGGTTCTGGACAGTTAAGTCAACTAACTCATCTTCCAAGTAGGCTTCAAGTTCGCAATTAACATCCGTAGATGGTTGGCCGTCAAACTTGACATATCCTGCCTTATCAATGTAGATTGGATATCTCATATAAGAAATGTATATCGCACTAGGAGTGAACGTTCCGTCTGTGAATATACTAATTTCATCTGAGGAGATAAAATTAAATGTTTCTTGATATTCGAAAGATGGCTTATAGTGAACGTTGTTCAATAAGAACTGCAAATCACCATGTTTTGCCAAATCTTTATTTATCCAAATTTGTCGATCCTTGCACACTCCTTTGTCAGCTAGAACATAGCTGTCAATGTAGAACATGTATTTTGGATCAAGCTTATCAATATCAGCCGTCCACTGATTCAATGTTTCATTTTTAATGTGTAAGTCTAACTTACCACGATTGTAATTAATTACAAGTCTTTGTAAGTCTTCGTAACGCTTTTTAAAAGCGTCCAATCCCATTCCACTGACAACACTAAATCCATCAACCTTCTGCTTGATAAGCTTTATCTGAGCCTCATTCAAGGCTAAGATTTTATCTTCGAGTTGAATCTGCTGATGCTCATTAGTCGATAGTTTATTTAGTTTTTGATCAATTTTATATAATAAACTATCTACAGGTATCATACAGAAGCGAGTTTCTTAGATTTCAACTTTTGTTCGAGGGTGATTAACTCATCTTGATTATCATCGTTAGCCAAGAACTTCACTAATTCATCCTCATCTTTTGCCACTTCAAATTCACCTTCAAAGATACGTCCACTGGACTTAACTCTGTAAACTGAATGTGCAATAGCTTGCTTAACCAAATCTTTGATATGGAGTAAATTTTCCTTCATGTCTGCAAATCTGTTAAACACTTCGATTGTTGACAATCCTTGGTATTTACCAGACTTGAATTCAGTCTGTTTAAGAACGTTATCCACTTGGTTGTATACAAAATCTTCTTTAGAATCTTCTGTAACTGGAAGACCTAGAAGTCTTGCTACTTTTCTCTTTTTCTCAGGAGACATTGAATCAAACTTAGCAATTGCCTTGTTGATCAATTGTTTCTTCTTGAACACTACAGCATTTTCGATATCATCATCTACAACGTAGAATTGTGTATCTGCTGGATAGTCACCTCTTTCCCATGCTTGATAAGAACTAGCAATAGTTGGATGAACTCTCAACCAAGAGAAAGCAAGTTCTTGAAATGGAATAGTCAAGTCAAAATAGTTGTCACCATCTAGAAGTTTTACAGTTTGCACATGACTGGTATCGTCTGAAGATTTTGATAACCCATAGTTCCAAAAAGAAGCTCTTGGTCCAAGATCTACACCTCCTAAAGCATTTTCAAGTTTCTCTCTCAAAGCTTTAACACGTTCGATTTCTATCTCACGCTCTGTTGGATCTGCAATTCTCTTAATGTAAGCAGCGTCAGCATCTAAGCCTGTTCTATATCTTCCATCAAGTTCCTTATAAGGATATTTAAAAACTCCAGTTCCTGGAATTCTAGTTAATCCTCTTGAGGACAATCCTCCTTGCATGGTTTGCATACCAGCACTGTTATACTCCTTTTTAATCGTGGAGATTTTCCCTAATTTACCCATATGTAGTTGATTTGTATTGGTTTGTTTTTTGCAGAGTGCACCAATCAAATGGCTAGGCTCACTGACCCACACTCTGTTTTAAAGAGGAATAAAACTCCCCTCATGATTGACACGAGGGGAGATTTTATATTAGAACTGTGGAATTTCTTCGATTAGAACAGTTCTTGACAAGTCTTCGATGAATACATCGCAACGATCTTGCATCCAGATTTCATATCCTGGGAATTTGTTGGCAGAAGACATACCCTGAGACTTAGCAAAGCCTAAGTGGTGTCTACGTCCATCGATATAACCCCAAGTCATAGAAGGAGCACCTTTCATTCTCACCTCACGGATGTTGTTCACCATAGAGCCATCAGACATTGGAGACACATCAAATACCATGAACACTGGAGTTGATTTCTTGTTCTGACCAAATTCCAAGTTGGACTGAGGAAGATCAAGTTCTTTCAAGTGGATCAATTCCACACGACCAGTTTCACGAGTAACCATTGCATCGAATGCAAAGTTGTAAGTGATGTTCTGTCCTTCTCCCTGCATGTATCTGTTTCCAGAATCAGCCATGAAAGTAAGACCAGAGTTCAATGCATCATTTTTCAAAGCCTGCTGGAACACGTCAAAGCCAGCTTCGTTAGTGTACATTTTCACTCGTCTATCCTTAACGTCCACTCTTCTGTAGAACAAGTCTCCAAATACGGAACGGATAAGGTTAGCGGAGAATTCTCCACGGTTATACTGTACTAAGTTACCGTTGTTACGCATTCTGTGGTAAACACCAGCAGATACACGCTTCAACTCTTGCTTAGAACCATTAGTTTTTACAGTGCCTGGCTTAGACCAGATCATTCGCTTCACCTTGAGCTCAAGCATTGATTTTCTCAACATGAATTCTACGAATGGCTCCCACTTAACATCGTTACGAGTTAGAGGAAGTTGGTTTCTGCGCTGAGGAGCATATACCAAGATGTCAAGAGGTTTACCAGAAGCATCTCTCATAGTCTTGTCATCAGCCCATGCAGTAACTTGGTGTTCGAAACCATATCCAGAACCAAGAGATTCAAACATAGTAATTTTCTCTCCAAGTCTTGGTAAACCAAGAAGATCCTGATCAAACTCACCAATTGCAGCATCGATCAATTCAAGCTCAAGACCAATTTGCAAGAAGGTAGGGCTTACAAAGTCCACAATTGGGTTATCAGACACCAATGTGAAAGTGTAAAGGAAACCTGCATTCCAAGGAACTGGATCTTTCACAGCGTAAAATCTTGGACCGTACTGACGAGAACCTACAGAAACGATAGCGTTCTTAGAGAATTCGTTAGTGTCCAATACCACTTGAAACTCCTGACCATCGATACCTGGCTTGCTCAACTCAGCAGTGGAGCTAGGGATGTCAATGATTTTAGGGAATTTGTAAGGAACTTGAACTTCCCACTTCCAAGAATCGCTATTGTTGTCGATGTAGTATGGAGTGGACTTGTTGATCATATCAAGGAAGTCATTGCTGTACAATGAGCTCTGAGTGTACAAGGAGATGATCTTCTTGTCATAGTCAGCTGGCTCAGTAGAGTGGAATGACTCCAAGTGATTTGAATCAGTTAGCTTTCCTACAGCGCGTTTGTCCATTGACGCAACACGGGCATAGGTAAAGCCAGTTAAACCTGGGATTGTTTGAATTGCCATTGTTTTAAGCTTTGTTTAATTAATTATAAGAACCATGAGTTTGCTTTTCCAGTATTGCCACCAGAAGCAGGTTTTTTACTTGTCTGCCTCGCAACTTCCTCAAACAACTGAGTTGACTTCTTAGTCATCCCTGTTCTTTGTATGGTAGATAGTGTAGGATCTTTTTCCAAGATTTTTAAAAGAAGTCCCACCTTAACTTTCAAAGCGTGATTCTCAGGTCTCTTGAGCTCCAGGATAGTCTTGTCAAAATCTGTCAGGGTTTCTCCTGACGGAGTTTTGTACTTATCTACCAATAGGAAGTCTTGTAGTTCTGATGCCAATTTGGGGTTTAATGGAATTCCATCAAACTCCTTTGTTTTCAATTTGTCTTGAAGGACAGACTGAACGTTTTGAATATACTGATTTCGAATCATTGCTTTCTGCTGAAGTTGTTGTTCAGCTTGTTGCTCCATTTGTTGCAACTTTACTGCCTCCTTCTTAACAAGCACTTTATGATGCTTGCTAGCAACTGTTTCTAAATCACCGTAGTTTCTAAGCCTTTCAACTTCTGTTGTGATGTCTTCATCATCGAATCCCTGGTCTGCCAGAGCTTGTTTGATCACTCTCACTTGGTTGTCTTCATTGGACAAGTCCAATTCAGCGAAGTTTGCTACGTTGTTATATACGCCAAAATAATCTTTAGGGTCTACACCCTTTACAAATATAGCATCAAACGCTTTCTGGTAATCCTCTCCAAATTGACCAATGAAATTATCAACAATCTCAATTGCACCTTTTTTCTTTTCTGAATTGAACTTTTCCAAGAATTGTTCTGGAGTTTCAATTGCAGAATCTTCTTCCTCATCATCTTTTGTGAAAACACCAAGTTTGAAAAGGTCCTTTGATAGAGAAACAAATGGAGATTCTGCTACATCGTTATCGTCTTCATCAGACTCTTCAGCTTTCGCTTCTGCTTTAGCTGGTGCTGCAACATTTTCATCTTCTTGCTCCTGCTCATCATCATCGTCTCCAAGAAAGTTTTTCAAAACGTCTTGTGGATTGAGTTCCTCGCCATCTAGCTTTTGGACAACTTCCTTACCTTTTGATACTTCTGGTTTTTTAGGAGCTTGTGGTTCATCTGCTGTCTTTACGATTGTTTCCAGTTTATCAGGATCTTCTGTAGAAGTTTCTGGGGAAAACAAGTCATCCAACAGCTGTGTGTTACCTACTCCCATCTCCATAGTATCTTCAATACCGAAGTTACCAAATGACGGAGTGTCTAGGTTGTCTGCCATATATGTAGTTAATTATTTAATTGGTTTATTGATATAAATGTACTTTCGTTTGTAAAATAATCAAATAAGAAATAATCAAAATTGTTGTTTTTTTGACACGTATAGCATTAAGTATACTTTTTCCTATATTTTTATTTCTTATTGTTTTTTGAGGCTCTATTACTAGCATTTATTTTAGCCACCTCAACATCATTCTTCATATTCTCTCTAGCAACATTGAGTTTTTCTTTTTCAAGTTGCATCTTCTGCATAGCTTGATTATTCTTAGATTGAATGTCCTGCATCTTTAGTTGATAGTCTTGAGCTGCTTTGGACTGTTGCAAAGATAGATTTGATATCTCTAGTATATCAGGAGTGCCTGACTCATCAACATCTTGTGTTGCTGCTTCTCCTCTTGCAGCAGCATTAATAAGAGCAATTTCTTTCTTATTAATTCTATCAAGTTCTTGCTGATAGTTTTGATTAGCAAGTTCTTCTTGTTTCTGCTGTTGTTGTGCTTGTAGTTGAGCAGCTGCAATTTGTTGCTGTTGTTCAAGCTGTTGCTGTTGCATTTGCATCTGCTGATCCTGCATTTGCTGCTGACGATCTTTGAGAGTTTTGAATGTTTTCTTCATCTCTCTCATAGATTTAGTAGAATACAATTCTATTACATCATATAGTGTGCCACCATTCTGAATGACAGCTTGAGACAACTGACGAAGCTCATTAAACATTTGTGTATCCTCTGGTCTGTTTGTTACAAACACTTTCAAATCACGAAGTTTTAAATCATTACCATTCACCTGTATAAATGCAGATTCTCCTTCTGATGTAATGTATGAAAGTGTAGACAAAGGCTTAGCACTTTCTACATATTGTGCAGCATCTACAATAGCCTGATATAACTGGCCAAGAACATACTCGTGTGCAATGAATAGAGGCTCTGTCTGGGCATATGACTGACTGACAGCTGTGTTGACACCTGTGGCAGATTCGCTCGCTTGTACGCTTCCTAAACGCTGTCTAGAGATGCCTATTAGTTCCCAACATTCATTCTTTAGTTGTAGAGCAAGGTTATATCTAGACTGAATTTCGCTAGTTCTTGTAAGATCTATGTTTCTTGCAATGGTGGTATTAGATACAGCAGCCTTTGTGTTCTCTGGGCTGTCATCATCAAATATAATACCACGCTCTCTTGCTTCCATTTCCCATACATCTAGAGCATCTTGGTCATCTCCATCTTTTAGTCTAGGAACACGTCTAATGTTTACAGAAGCGACATTACCAATTTCTTTCTCCAACAATTTGTACAATTGATTCATACAAATGTTATATAACACTTGGAATGGCTTCATTAAATCCACTAATGACTTAGCTTCTGTGTTCTTCACCTCATACGTAGTGCCTATAATAGGGCAATAGTTAAGGATTTTTAGAGGTTTGATGTGATAGATGTCTGGGCCAATCTTAGTTCCTTGATACCACTGGTTAATCCATCCCCATTGCAAATCAATCTGTGTAGGGATGGTTCCTGATTTGTAGTTTTCGTCAACAAGAACAGTTTGCTCATTGCCCATCTCATCAGTGTAGGTGAGTTTACCAATCTTTCTCTTAGAAATCCAATATGCTCTAACAACAACATATTTGTATCCAAATGAGGACACGTTAGATGTCAACCCTAAGAAGTCTTTTAGTCCATCGTTATTCTCTTTCATCTCACTTTCAACCATCATTCTTGTCTGTAGAACAAGAGGATCGAATGTGTCGTATTGGATTGAGTCAATACCTGGTGTAGCATCAGGATTACCAAGATTGGATTCACGAACGTTGATAAGTCCGTAGTCTTGAAGAGAGCTGCGCAAGTGATCAATCTCTTCTTTTGTCAAATCAGGAATGCTCTCAATAATCTCTGAAAGCTCCATAACTTGCACAGTACCAGCAGCATACGCTCCTTGATTTCTTCCTGTAGGATCAGAGATCCACTTTCTATCTGGTGTTGTTAAGAACCATGTGTTCTTTGGATTGGCTACTTCTATGTTAAATCCAAGCTTTGAGTTGTCTTCATAGATGTGATAGAACTCTCTGGCAGAAATAAGCAAATCTCTGAATGCATCTTCGCTCTTTTCTTTAAGATTAAATTCTGCTTTCTGACATGTCAAAATGTGGTTGGCCCACTTCTCTGCTACAGATGTGTAAGAATCAAGCTGATCCTTCACCTGCTCCATTGTAATTTGTTCTAGCTGCTCTTCGTCAATCTCTTGACCTTGCATAGCCATCTTCTGCATTATGCCTTGTCTGGCTTGAGAAATAATAAACTCTTGCAGCACATCTGTCTTGAATTGTAATTCTTCAGACTGGCTATCATCATCAAATGCCTTTACACGAAATGTATCTGGACGCTTAGATATTTCACCTACAAGGTTATTGATGGGAGTGGTTACAATAGAATAATGTTTTACATAAGCAGGAAGTCCTAAGTCTGCTTGCAACATCTCTGTAAACGATTTCACATCTGGCTCTTGATAAAAGTCTTCCATTCTCAGGATGCCTTTTACAAGGTCATAGTTTTTAACAAACGTGTCACGATTCTTCATGTATTCCGCATA